CTCACCGAAAATGATTTTAGAAATTATCTTCTTGACAAATATGGTAGTGATGAAAAATTAGCAGAGATACATCACTATGAAACTAAAATATTAACAGATGATAATGGTAGATTGGTTGTTCCAAGAGGATTAAGAGTTGATTCTAATTTCAACATGAGATATTTGGAAAGAAACCCTGTGAGAGAGACAACAGTTTCATATAGTGGTATATCTCTAAATGATACATCAACTGTTGACAATGCTGGAACTGTAAAAGATGCCAATGGTAATACTATTATTCACAGTAATATATTCCCAGTATCAAACTACATGTATGAATTAGATATAAATGATTCCAAAAGAAGAATAAGAGTCATAAGACCAACGTTTCTAGATCGTGTGGTATCAGATATGCAAGATGTGATGAAATACAAAAAGTCATCACAATATGTCAATAAGCGACTTAAAAATGCAGACAACCCCAGACTAAGGGGAGGCTAAAAAAAAAGGGGTCGTGAGACCCCTTTCTTATTGTTTACTCTTCTGCGAGTTTCTGGAAGTAACTTAGTGCGTCATCTTCCTCCTCGTCGGTTGCAGATGCGGTTGCAGCTGCGGAAAGATTAGCAAGTTCTTCATCTACAGTAGCACCTTTACCCTCACTCAAATCTTCTAGATCTTCATCAGCGATTCTTCGTGTAGGAGTAACTACTTGTTTAGTTCCAAGAACTGTATCTAAACGTGACTTAAGTTGCTCATATGTCTTGAACTGGTCAGGAGCAGTGAACTCACTGAGGTCATAGATCTTATCATAGATCTTTTCTAACTCAGCATCATCATCTAACAATGCTTCTGTCTTACCAAACTCTGAACTATCGTAATTCCAGAATCCAGCGACCTGTTTGATCTTCAACTTGAAGTTAGCACCTTGCCAAAAATCAAATGGATTGATTGCTTCTTCATCATCGAACTCAGGTTGCATTGCAGCAGTGATCTTATCAAAGATCTTCTTACCAAACTTGTATAGTTTGACTTCTCCTTCGTTCTCAGGATTGATAGAATCCTTTACAACATAGACGTTTGCATAGTAAGAAAGCTTACGCTTTTGCTTACGAGCAATATCTTTGTCTGATTCTCTACCACTGTTCCAGAGACTTCTGTTGAGTTCTCCTACAGGATCATCCTTACCAATAGTGGTTAAACTATTCTCAATATACCAACCGCCTGTTCCTTGGAAAGCGTGACTCCAAACTTGAGTCCATGGCAGTTCACAATTAGCATGTGCAGGGAGGAATCGAATAACTGCGTATCCGTTACCCGCTTTATCTACAGCTGGTTTCCAAAGACGTTCATCAGTATTGTTACCCTTCTCATTTAGTTTCTCAACTTTCTTCATTAACCTTTCGGTTAAAGAACCTGAGCGGGATTGTTTCTTTAATGCAGCAAATGACATTTAGTATTCTCCGTATTTTTGTATTGTTGGATTGTTTGTATTATATCAGATAATTATGTATTAGTCAATCAGGTAGATTGGCTTCTAGTTTATCTAGAGTTACAGATAGTGTATCAAAAAATTCTGCAATATTTTGATTTGGTTGTAAACCTAGAAACCTAGCAGATTCTAAAATCTGTTCTTTCATTTCAATCGCATCTTCGTCTTCCTTCTCTAGTGACAATCTGAACATAAAGTTCTTTTGCTTTTCGAGAAGTTCTCTCATCTTGCTAATGTGTAAAAGTCCTTCCTGTTGTGATTGAGGATGCCTCATACCATTGATCGCAAGACCTGTCATAATATCTTCTTGTAACTGCTGTATCTCTGCCATGGCAGCTCTTACAGGAGCAGACTTGAAAAATTCACTCATTGTACGACTCTAATACATAACTATTTATCAGTTTTAGATACCCACATCGGTAGGTATATCAGGGTAAATGCACTACCCCAGAAGGCGAGAAAGACGTATAAATGACTACCTCTATGAGGTGAAAATGCAAACCCCAAAGCGGTCACAATTACCCAAACGTAGTCTACTATACCATGAAAGGTTTGCCAACCATCACCATATTTTTCTATAAGATTATCTCTCTGTTTTGCAGCCCAAGGCGATACATGCCTCATCATCACAAATCCCTCATTGAGAAACATGATAGTGAACCCTATCCAGAATATCATAGCGGTAATTTAGATTTAGAAGTTCTTTTAAGATAATTTAGTTCAGTTGCTTCTGCTTTCAATTTATCCTTAAGTGGTTTCGCTATCAATTTACCTACTGACTCAAATTCTATATTATTTTCCTCACAATAACTCACTAAAGCCTCAATGTAATTGAGTTCAGTAGTGAGAACAAGTTGCTCGATATCAGTTGTAAATTTATTCTGATCGAGAAATTTCTCTTTTATGAGTTCATTAACTTCTTTCTCCATACTCTCCGAGCTTGTGGGTGACGAATTCTTTAATATACTTGGTAAGAAGTTTAATATACTCACCTTTGTTTCGTTTTTCATAAACTTTCACATCTCCATTATCAGCAACCATTAGGGTTACAATCTTCTTAACAGGTGTGCCTGTCATTTCATAATACATGCAGGCATAGGCAGTTTCTTGTACGAAGTAGTTCTCCAACCACTTCTCTGGTTTAATTTTCTTAGATGTTTTAAAATCTATTACTGCGAGTTCTCCTTCGTATTCGGCGATACAATCAACTCTTCCAGCAATGCCGAAATACTCACTATATAGGGGTTTTTCTAAAGCGTGAATATTATCTATATTGTTTAAAGCGTCTCTTGCTGCAATCCACCTTGCCTTGGTGGTCGGTAATACGTTCTTTAAGGAATTAATATCTTCATTTAAAAGATATTTTTCAACCAAATCATGAAACTTAGTGCCCCTGTCGGTGGCAACTTTTGTTATTTTGTTTGCTTGTTCCTCACCTACTTTCTCTCTCCAGTTCTTGAATATCTGACGATTATAGAAACTAGTTATGGAAGTAATAGAAGGAGCCTTTTTTCCACTTGGAAGAGTGTAATATCTGACTCCATCTATGGTATTGGCTTCTAACTCAAAATCACCAAGTTTATTCAAGTGGGTAAACATTATAAACACAAAGCGAGTTTAGTAACCAAATAGTTTCTTACTAGACCTGAGCGAACAATGTCATCTAAACCAAATTCAATTACACCAAAATCATCTTCCATGATTTCGATGATGCGTTTAAAGTCTAAGATGCCATTCTTCTCATTGGACTTTGTAAGATCCGTTTGAGTAGAGTCACCACAAAACAATATTTTACAGTTATCTCCTACTCTTGTTATTATACTATCTAATTCATGAAAATTCAAGTTTTGCATCTCATCTACTAACACAATGCAATTATCAAGTGTTGTTCCCCTGATAAAAGATGTACTCCAGAATGAAATAGTCTCTTGAGCTTTTAAATTACCGTATAACATTTCAAAGTCATTGTCTGAGGGCATCTCAAACATATACTTCACCATATTCTTATATGGAATCTGGTAGAGTGATGACTTATCCTCATGGTCGCCTGGCAAGAAACCAATCTCTCTTGTGGAGACCAATGACCTAACAATATACACCTTATCATATGGTGTCATTTCGTCAAGTACATCTTTAAGTGCAAGATATAAACTGATAAATGTCTTACCAGTACCAGCACAACCATATGCAAAAAGGTTCTTTCCTTTAGCATACTCTTCAAAAAGAATCTTCTGATTATCTGTGATAGGTTCTACATCAACCAACATACCATTGTTGATTGGTCTCTTCCTACGCATCTGTTTAGCTGTCATCCCTGCACCAACAGTGCTGTTAGTATTCCTTCTTTTTTTAGTTGACATTAATACCTCTATTGGCTAAACGACCCTTTACTCCACCAGCTTTTTCAGATTTCTTCAGAATCTCACTCCAGCCTGGATGTTTGTTGTTGAGTTTATCTTTCCACTCCCCAACTTCTCCTACGCCTGGAACTGTGGATGGATCTGAGTAATCCCTTGTCCAATCGGGATTGTCCTCTTTCCATTGATCCCACTCCATGATACTCATTACAACCTCTTTCTGTTCACCAGTTTTTGTGTTGACTACAGGGTATGTTGCCATTAAGTTTCTTCTCCGTGAAGTTCTTTTTTGATTTGTTTTTGAATCTCGACCACTCCATTTCTCCATTCTAATGCTTCGGAAACAATAGGAAACTGTTCTATGAATACAGTTTTACACGCCTGTGCAATGTCCATGTGTTCCTTCTGAGTTCCGTTGGCGGATCTCAACTCAATATAATGAATCCATGATCTACAAGAACCTGTCATATAGATTCTTGTTGGTGTGCAAAGTGGTAAGACCATTCTGGCACATTCTTTTGCAACTCCTTCCTCTAACATCTGTTGATATAGGGCGGTTGCAGAGTCAAATAAAGTCTTCATTTGTAATTCCAACTTCTGTTTGACAAACTCATCAAGATCGTCTGTAGAGTTTTGACGATTCTTTAAATCTTGTTTCCTAAGTTTAGGAATAGGAATAATCCCTAACTGTGTACTATCAGCGTAACGTTGACTAAACTCTTGAAATGTAAATGATCTATGGCGAAGTATCTGTGCTGCAATGGCACGAGTTGTCTCTATCTCAAGAGTCATACTAGATTGTTCAAATACTGACCAATGATTATGCTTGATACAGTATTTTAATAGTCCAGCGAACTTTTCATTGTCCTGATTAGCAGGGTTAGAAACTCTAGCAATATGTGCCATTGTTTTCTCTGCGTCAGGCGTAACTGTTACTAACTTTACATCCATTACATTTCTTCTTGATCTGCATAGGTGACACGGTGTTCACCACCATTGACATAAGCAGTAGGATCAGAATAAACTTCTGCTTCCAACTCCTCGATTACAGTTTTCAAATTCTTAATTATAAGTTTTAAGTGGTTCTTGTCCATGTCAAATAAAATAATTAAAGTTAATCACACACCTACGAAGTTCATCAGTTGGAGAGCAACCAGCATGTTTAGTATTTGAATTAAATACTACCATACGATTCGCTACACTGTCAACCTTTGTGCCATCTTCAAATCGAGTATAACCATCATTACTATTTACATAGTAGATGGAAGTGATACAATCGTCAACGTCTGTGTGAAGATCATACTCTTGTCTCTCTGGTGTTCTCATATTTAGATTAGCCTTTATTCTCACTATTGAGACAGGTTCTAACTCATTTATGATAGGCATGAGATTGTAAAAGAACTGACTTCTAGGTTCAAACTGTGCATAAAATACATGACAAAATTGATAATATCCGTCGTCAGGTGTATTCACACCTTTACCGAACTGCCATTGAAACGAAGAATCCTCCAACAAAGTATTTTGGAGGATATCAAAGTCTTTTGGTTTTAGAAAATCATCAATTATTTTCAATTTCATCAGCTTCTTTAGTTAGTTCACTCACTAATTTCTCAGTTCCATCCATCATCTTAATCTCAAACAGATTAGATTTCATATACTTTTTAATTTTCTTATATTTCTTCAATACTTTTTTATATTCCTCTTGATTAATCTCTACCTTACCTTCTTTAGCATCACCAGAATATTTACTTCCAGCAACGTTTCTACCATCTCCCATAGGAGAAGAGCCGCTATACTCACCCATTTAAGATGTCTCCTTCAAAGTTCATCATAGCAAGTAGAGTATCATAAGGAATCCATGCAGGGTTTTCATTTTCAAACTGCACTTCAACTTCCTTGACATTCTTTTGGTAAAATCTGTCATAAACAGTTCTTACATTTTTCACAACGCTCATAGGATTAATCATTTACGTTTCTCAGGTTCTGGATTCCATAACTTAGGATTAACAATACCCTTTGTTTGTTTCCAACCTTTTAGACCTGTTTTGTACTTATCATAGTAGAAATCAAACATATCTGTTTGTTTCTGGCATGTTGCAATGTCATAGAAGGTCTTTTCCTCACCATTTTCCTTATCAACATATTCAATGAGATATGCTGTGTATGGTAGTTTTTTGTCCTCTGCTAATTTAGGATCACACTTCTCGTGAAGTACTTTCATTAGGATCTATTCCCCCATGTGATTTCTGGATATGCTTCTGCCACTAATTCCTTAGTGATATTGTATTTTGTGTTTAGAGCTTTATCTTTTACAAGAACAAGAATCTCAGCCTCTGGTTGAGGTAGAGTCTGGAGAATATTAATGAATATACTCTCTCTTTTGATCTTATTTAAAGCATCATCACCACCTTTTACAAAACGATAGAATTGTCTTGCAGAATTACGAATGGTTGTTCTCTGAGGAACACCCTGTTCTCTAGATGCCTGTACATCACCTTCTACAGGTTGATATGGTACAGATCCTTCTGGAAGAACAGAGATAACCGACTCATCAAAGTTCCATATCATAACCATTTTGAAAGAATCGTCTCCATGAGTGCGGAGAATATCTAACTTTTTGGCTTTTACTTTCTCAGAATCAACTGCTTCTAAGATTTCATAAACCATAGGATTAGGTGGCAGTGTTTTCTTTTTAACTGTCACTGTCCTTGGTTTTTTGGTTGCTGTAGTAGATCTCTTACGAGTTGCGGTAGTTTTTCTACTCCTCGTCGTCGTCTTCTTCGCTGTTGTCATTTTCAAACCTCAAGGCTACTATTTCATCGGGAATGATATTCCCATTTTCATCATACATCTCAGGATGAGAATACGCAACTTGACTCTGCATCTTGACGTAATTGTTTTGTTGGGCTAACCAGCCAATTATACCACCTAATATCAAAAATGTAAAGCACATCATACTGAATATTACAAGAATTACTGTTGTTTCCATTGGATTCCTCCCAAGGCTAATTACTGGTTTTCTTTTTTATATCCAACGATAATCTAAATTCTCTACCAAATAGGGAGAGTTTAATATCGAAGAACTTTGGTGTTTGTTTTGGTTTGGGTTGCCTCTCTCCTCTGAGTATAAGTTCTATGCCCTTATTTATGTCCATGTCACTAGGTATCATTACTGTAAACCCTATGTTCTTTTAGATATTTTAAGGTTTGGTTTGCATCACCAATAACCTTATCATCCATCATAACTTGAGGTAAGGCAATGACATTGGGGAACTTGGCTTCAAATTCTTCTGTAGTATAGTCTTTGTCTAGTTCCTTATACACATAAGGTCTACCTAACATCTCAAACACGGTTTTTACCTGATAACATCGAGGGCATTCTTTTTTTCCGTATATTGTAAACATAATTAATACCTAATTACTTTTATTTTGTGCCACTCAAAGTCAAAAACTAATAAACTTCCGAGTGTATCTTCATTATAGCATACTGTAAAATATGTAGAAAGCTTTCTACCGTCTAATCCTCTGTTGGGTGTGTCTCCTATAAAAAGAACCCGACCTTCTAGTGGTTTACCACCTAAGACTTCGGGCACACTGACTATAGAACCTTCACGGATTGCCACAGTTCTCTCTGTATCTAAGAAAACTTTCTTCGATTCCTCTGGTATCGGTTTTACCTTGCGATACCCACAAGTGACAGAATTCGTAGAGGTGACGGACATTTTCGAGAGTGTTGAATTGTTTTAAGGAAAGAAATGCTTGTTGGCGTATTGCCATACGTTCATCACGATATCTTAAATCATTCAT